ATCCGGTCAAGCAGAGGCCCCGAGATCCTGCCCAGGTATCTTTTGATCTCCCAGGGCTTGCAGCGGCATCTGTTCCGGTCCGGGTAATGCCCGCAGGGGCAGGGATTCCTTGGTACTTAAAGTTTGATACAATTCAACGATGAACCCCCTTTGAACCCCTACAGAACGCGATTTGAACCCCCATCAACAGCCTGTATACCTATTAATATAAAAACACGAGCGGGATGGTTTCCCATCTGCTCGTGTCTTTTAAGAAGGCTTTACATTTCTGTGTTACAACATATCCCTGATAATCTGCAGCGAACTGTTATCCCCTTCGCAATGATCGCTCGATGTCTTAGACAGAGTGGTGTGATACCGAGCATCTCCATAATACGTCAGGCGGTAATGCTTACCTTCCTCCGTTATAACAAACCCAAGTTTCTCCAGGTATCTCCGAAGTGCCCCTGACATAGATTTGTATCCCCGGAGCTTGGCTTTAAGTTCTTTACCTTTATTATCCAATAAATGCTCGTAATTATTGGCATTTACAATATCACGACATACGCTGGCGCGGCGAGACTTCGGATTGTCTCTGGAGGCTTTATCCAGGGCACGGAGAACTATGTCTTTGATCTCCCCCGGGAAGAAATCATCCTCACTTCCCATATAGATGAGAGGAACAGAGTCAACACCCGTTAGCTTCCCCCGCAAACTTGATACTTCAGCAGCAAGTATCTCGTTCTGCTGTGACAGATCTTCTATCTGACGCCGCATCTCAGCCATCTCCTCATCAATGGAATCGACAAGCTGATCCGCTTCATTTTTTTCCTTAAGTGCTGCGGCACGCTGTTCCTCCGCCTCATCCCGCTCCAGTTCTGCCAGCTCCTGTGCAAATTCCGCGCTGTTCTTGGCTCTTTCAAGTTCAATAAGATCTTCACCACGGCTTCTCCACCGATCGATGAACATTGCGTTGGTGGCACCCTGCCACGTATATAAGGGATCAATATTTTGGGAAATGCCATAGCTGATAACGACACGGACGATCTTCTCGAGCATGAACTCATCGTATCCCTGGACTGCCCTGTAAAAGAACCGCTTGTGCTGGAGCGCAAGGTTGGGGAAGTATACGCCCACAGCCCCTGCATATTCATTATTGTTATTACAGGTCTGTCGTATTCTCTGGTTAAGCCACTTTCCCTTCTCGACAAGAACATGTGCCGCTCCCCTCAGACGCTTCGCAAGCAGTTTCACATCCACCGGGTCGGAATTATCATATTTTTTCGAAACATAAACCACAGGCAGTTTGTATCGCTTTGAGTCATTGACTATGCTGCCCAGAATATCGATATTGGTTTTGTCGATAAAGAACGGAAATCTGCTGGTCGGGAGATCTCCGTCGTTTTTCAGATAGCCTGCATCAGAGAGACGCGCAATGTAGTGCGGGGTAGAGAACTTCGGGTCCACCGTAAGAGCATCTGAATAATAACTGCGGTCAAGTCGGATGGACATCTTCATCTCATTGAAGTTCATTACATAGTCTGTGTCCCAGACGACCCCGTCATCCTCCGTCTTCTCATATCTCACGGCGATGATATTTCCATTCCGGTATTCCTGGATGTCCAGCCACATCTTTTTATCCCCATACCGGACGTTACGTCTGCCATCCCACTCGATCCCGGGTATTCTATTTTCATCATGCGGGCTTTCCTGGTTCCAGTCAATGACTGACTGAATGAAAGCATCTTTCGTAAGTGTATCGTTTATGTCCAAAACAGTAGAAAAAAGCAGCATCTGTAATCTTCCTTTTGTCCTTATTTTTCACTTTACTGGTTTTCGGGATTTGACATAAAAATTCATTAACAATATACCTGTATCAACCTGTTTTTTCAATATTATAATGAAGGGGCACCCGGGGTGAATTCTCCGGGTGCCTGTGTGTTTTATAAACCGACGGTCACGTCTATTCCTCCCGCAAAGGTGAAGGTGACTTTATCCTTTTTGTACACGGTCACATCTTCAACGATCCCGCTCCAGAGCTGCTCATCAAAGACTGTCTGCTCTCCATCGAGACCTGAGACCCTGTCGATAAAGATCCGTATACTTTCCTTCCGGGCTTCCCTGTCCGCGATCTCCGAGTCTGTCTTATTCAGTTCCAGGAGCTTCTGTTCATAATCCGCATAGATAGCGGTATACTGCCGTCTGTATTCCTCCTGGTCTTGCGCCACCCTTGAATTCTTAGAAATGAGTGCACGCAGTTCTTTCTCCAACCTGGAAATATCCGCCGTGATCCGTTCCCGCTCCTCCGTCAATGATGATGTATCGGAAACTGTCTGCCGAAGTATTTCCAAGTTGGCGATCATTTCTTTTTTCTCCAGGAGCAGCGTGTTGATGGCTTTCAGGAAAAGGTCCCTTATCTCTGTCTCGGTAAGACGGGGAGTACTGCACTTATTTCCATCTTTGTATTTGCGATTACACACATAGACGATCTTCCGGTACTTGTCATTGGAATGCCAGACTCTGGAGCCGTACCACGCCCCGCAGTCACCGCACCTGATCTTTGACCCGAAGACGTTCGCGCCGCTGTAGCTCCTTCCCGCTTTGCTCCGCTTTACCATCTCAGCCTGCACCAGTCTGAAAGTTCCGGGTGAGATAATCGGCTCATGATGCCCCTCAACATAATACTGAGGGATCTCACCCTCATTCTTTTTCTTCTTTTTCTGAAGGAAGTCCGTTGTATATTCCTTCTGGAGCAGGGCATCCCCGATATACTTTTCGTTTGTCAGGATAGACTGTACCGTGGAGATATGCCACCTGCTTCCACCGAACGGTGCCTTTATCCCCCTGCGCTCCAGTTCCTTTGTGACGGCGTAAAGTGAAAGCCCCGAAAGGAACAGCTTGTAGATGAGCCGTACCGTATTGGCCTCTTCCTCGTTGATGACGAAGCCCTTGTCGTATCCAAGGAAATGGGTGTAGCTGACCCTTGCCTTTCCGTCAGCGAACGCTTTTCTGACTCCCCAGGTCACGTTCTCAGAAATGGAGCGGCTCTCTTCCTGGGCAAGGCTGCTCATGATAGTAATAAGAAGCTCGCCCTTTGAATCCAGCGTCCAGATATTTTCTTTTTCGAAATAGATCTCCACGCCCTTGTCTTTCAGTTTTCTGACTGTTGTCAGGGAATCGACCGTGTTGCGCGCGAACCGGCTGATCGACTTCGTGATGATAAGTTCGATCTTTCCGGCCAGGGCGTCCTCGACCATTCTGTTGAATCCTTCCCGGTGCCTTGTATTGGTCGCCGTGATTCCCTCATCAGAATACATCCCGACGAACTCCCAGTCGCTCCGGCTAGTAATATAAGATCTGTAGTAGTCCATCTGTGCCTCATAACTGGACTGCTGTTCTTCATTGTTCGTGGATACCCTTGCGTATCCGGCGACTTTCCTCTTCACTGTGGAAAAGACCGGTGAAGAAGTGAAGCGGTTCAACGTAGCTGGTATCTGTCTTACTCTCTTTGCCATGTCCTTACCTCTCCGTTTTTCAGTTCAAACCTGATGTCCCTGTTGGATATGACTGCCCGCCGCACCTGTTCAGCAAAGGCAGGCTCACATTCATCCGAATCGAGTATGCTTACTGCTGCCCGCCGCAGTTCTTCCTCTGTCACCCTTCTGAGAGAGCATGATGAGCGCGGGGCAGTGCATATCCAGACCTTGATTTTGGCGACGGTTCCCCTGCCGCGCTTTCTCCAGGTGTCGCGGGTAAGTTTAGCACCGCATTCCGAGCAGACCAGTTTCCCGGAGAATCCGGTCCGGCAGCCGTACTCCCTTGCGATGGTCTTTGACTTTCCATTTGTCAGCCTGAACTCGATGCGGTCACCATAAATGAAAACCGCACTGACGATTCTGCGGAATTCGGCATCATCCCTGACACCGACCGCGCTTTCTGCGGCTGTTTCAAGTTCGTTCTCCATCACCGGGCGCATATCACAGACATCAATGCCTTTTCTTTCCCTTGTGTTGCAGACCCATTTCTTTGCGCCGCCAGACGTTCGTCTGCTGACTCCGCATCCGCAATTCCCACATCTGACTATTCCAGAGAATTTCGTAAGATGGGCGTTTGCATTAGGTGACTCCTCAGCCCTGTGTCTTCGGATGGCCTGCGCCTTTTCATAATCCTCCATTGACACCAGCGGTTCGTACATATCCTCAACAGCGTACCTGGGAAGTTCTCCTTTATTACGTCTGCGGCCATGGTTCTCTGTGAAGTAATTCTTCTGCAGGATCATCGTCCCCGTGTAGGAAATGTTGGTGACGATGTCCTTGATTGTCGAGTCACACATCGGATTGCCGCTCTGCCCGACGATACCGTGGGCTTTCAGATCCTTTGCGATCTTATAAGCGGAATCCCCGGCAAGGTATCTCCTGTAAATATGCTTTACCACCTCGCCCTGCACCGGAATGACACGGAACATCCCGTTATCCCACACATACCCGTATGGAGCCTTGTGGCCGTTGGGGATTCCCTCTTCGAACCCTTTTCTGACAGCCCACCTGACGTTTGCGGCGATGCTCTCGCTTTCCGCTTGTGCAAAAGATGCCAGCAGCGTTAGAAGCAGTTCACCGTCCGCGGTAAACGAGGATATACCTTCCCTCTCAAACCGGACCTCAACACCTATGTCTTTCAAATGCCGGATGGCGTTAAGGCAGTCCACTGTATCCCTTGCAAAGCGGCTGATGGATTTAGTAAGGATCAGGTCTATCTTTCCGGCGTTACAGTCATCCATGAGCCTGTTGAACCCGTCCCTGTGGGCGGTGCTTGTTCCCGTCACGCCCTCGTCAGCATAGACCCCGGCGTATTCCCATTCGGGGTTGTTCTGTATCAGGCTGCTGTAATGGCTCACCTGTGCGGAGAGGGAGTGGAGCAGCATCTCCGTCCCGACAGAAACACGGGCGTATGCAGCGACTCGTTTCCTTGCCGTGGGAATTGCGGCACGGGGCTTTATCTTTTTTATTGTCGGCATATGCCATACCTCCTTCCGATGACATATTCCCGTGGTGTTTCCCCTATATCAAGTTGAGATCAGAGAATAATCTGCCGAAAACGGGCTCGTATTTTTGTATCATTTTTGTATCAAATTTCTCGTATTCATCCCTTGAGATAAGGCCTTGTTCGAGCATTTTCCGGGCAGCCGCCATAGTCATCTGATACGCGATCTCCCGGCGTCCTTCTTCTTCACGCATGACGGCCACCTCCAAATCTGTCTTCTATATAGCATTCATGAGAGCAGTATTTCCTGTGTGCGTTTCCATAAGCAGTAAAAGGCTTTCCGCATACCGGACACACGAACTCATAATTCGCCTTCCTCTTTACCAGGTCCAGATGAGCGTTCCACCAGCGGTTGCGGCAGCGGTCAGAGCAGAACTTCCTTGCTTTCCTGCCGGGAGTCTGGATGAGAGTGGTTCCGCAGCATTTGCAGACTGTCCCTTCATCAGCGTCCTTTACATGAAGGGCAGTACCGGCAAGTCCGTTACGTCTGCAGTAAGACTTGATGGTATTCTCGCTTATCCCCACGAGCTGGCTGATCTTCTTATATCCGCAGCCTCTGCCCCGGTATTCTGTTATCGCGTTCCTCTGTGCTTCTGTCATATTCTTCACCTCCGAGATCAGGGAAGGCGGAACATAATCGTTAATACTTATGCCTTCCTGGTTCCTAAAAGAGAGAAGAGGTACTTTTTTCCGAAAAAAAAATGACAAAAAATAAGCCTGCATGAATTCCACAAAAGGAATCCTGCAGGCTTAGTCACTAGCTGTGAGGCAGATTATTTCTTTTGAGTCAGTCGCCTTCTTTCTCAGCCCGGTCATGGAGCTGCTCGAGCACAACTTTTAACTTCTCCGGGATCGGCAGTCCCAGGTGCCCGGCGTTCTCCAGAAGGGAAACACCCTCATTGGAAAGATAGAAAAAGATTACTGCGGTGCGGAGCACACTGCCGGTCCCAATGACCTGCGTGTCCAGCACATGGCCGACGCCGACCAGAAGGAAGATCAGCACCTTGCGGCAGATACCTCGAAACCCGACCTCGCTCGACAGCTTGTGGTCTGCCGCCGCGCACATCACACCCGTCACATAATCAATCACTACAAAGATCACCAGCGCATAAAGCAGGCCGTCGCATCCTCCGAGGAACCAGCCAAGCCACCCACCGACAGCTGTGAAAACAAACTGACACATAGCCCAGAATTCTTTCATTGTTATCTCCTTTCTTTTGCATGAAAAAAGGCACCCGGTAAAGAGCGCCCATTAAAAGATCCCATAGATATAATCAAAGTATACTGTTGGTCTCGTAGTATCATTTCCGTTAACGCATCGTATACCCACACGGTTGTTTGTCCAGTCCACGATAAAACCGCCTCTGACATAGGTACTGCTGTTCGGCGTATCCGAAAACTGCTGGCCGCTCTGGAAGGGCCTGATAAAAACAAGGTTCAGAATGTTATTATGGACGGCACAGCGCATGACAACCATGTTCCAGTTGGCCAGCGCACTGATCGTCGTATATTTATAAGTTGTACTGACATCTGCAGCAGTCACTTTTGTGCTGTAGATCTGCGTGGCCTGCTTGTGCACTGTACCGTGTACAAAAGCAGTGGTGGCGAGTTGCGTTGTGTTCGTGCCGACTGAAGCGGTAGGCGCAGTTGGGGTCCCGGTAAAGGCAGGTGAGTTTGATAATACGATTGGATAAAGCGTCCCTCCTCCGGTCGGGTCTACCATAAGCGGACTGGACTGATCAGGATCGTTGATCACCACGCGGTCCTTATCAGACTGCCTGAATTTAGCGATCCCTAGGAACGTGGCGAGTTTCCGAAACAGTGACTGGAAATTAAAGTCCACACAGTCCTCGATCGTCGATTTCTGTCCAAAAGCGACACCCTTTCCCCCGTGAAGGAAATGCATCAGGTAAACGGCAGTAGACACGTAGTCCATAAAAGAAACGGACCGGAACTGGTCTGATACCGTATACAACACATCGTAGGAGAACTCCGTATCAAGGTTTCCTTCCCCGCAGATATTGATCCCCGGTACAAGAGTGACCTCCGGGTTATATACGACCGCATCCGTCTTCTTATACTTCATCGTCATCGTGACGGCGTTGTTCCCGCCGCAGGAGGAGTACTCCACAGTCGTTGTGCTCCGGAAGTAGGTACCATCATTATCTAGATCTCCAGACGAATCACATCGTTCACTGACGCATCTCGTAAACTTGGGAGCCGAGTATGGTGTGAAGGTAACTGTCCCGGTCTTGGACCCGGTCCTTCCGCGGCTGTCCGTCACTGTCACCGTAACAGTAAGGCTGCCGCTCTGCGTAATCGTATCAATCTGCGGAAGGGCAGACGCTGAGTAGGACTGTGAAATGGACTGCGTCCCGACCTGGAGCCTCACAGTGCTGATCGTGGACCCTTGCGCACCGGCACAGGTGACGGTGGACAGCTTCGCTCCGCTCTGGTGCTGGATGAACAGATTCCAGGAAGAAGGGACCGGCGTATTTGCCTTATCAGTAAGGGTGAAGGCTGATACTGTCGGAACCACGCTTGCCGGGACAGATACCGTGATCGTTGTATTGAACGTACTGTAGACCTTCCCGCCAAACAGGACCTGACAGGCAACCGTAGCTGTCCCTGTCGTCTTGTTCGGAAGCTCTGCACACCAGGCAAGAGGAATGGCATACTCGAGAGTTTTTGTCGTCGAAGTCGCGGAGCCTGAATGCGATCCCAGAGTGAAGGTAGCCTTATACGTAGCATCGGTCACAGATGTCGTAAAGATCACCTTTGACTTTGTGCTGCCGTCCATCACTCCCCCGGAGGTCGTCGCAGCTGTTGGTGCTTTCTCGATCTCATAGAATGAAAAAGTCTCTTCATAGATCGTGTTCCCGGCAGATGCATCTGTCAGTTTCAAAGTAAAGAAAGGCTTCGAAATAGTCATCTGGGAACTCGTCATCTTAGTCTTGTAAGTTGTGCCCATAAAGGTCTCGGTGGCATTCGTCGTCCAGGTACAGGACTGTTTTGTTCCATCCACATATACATTGATAGTTCCGGTCACACCGGTGATCCAGCTGGAAGACTGGAAGACAATGGTCAGCTTTGTTGTGGCTCCCGTTACTGACCCGGTAAAAGTCAGCGAAGGGGTCCCGCCAAATGAACTTGACCATGTTCGTTTTGTAAGAGACATGTCTGCACCTCCTTATGTCTCATTGGAGTTTGCTACGGCGCGCCACTTGATGCCCATGCCAAACTCCGTACTGATGAAATCAAAATAACCGCCATCTGCGGCAGCGCCTACAGATAAGCGGTCCATGGCTTCGATGGCATTGATATGCATCTTGTTGTACTGGACATAGGCGATCTCCTGCCCGTTCTGCAAAAAGCCCATCTTCTCATTGTCGATGTTGATGGAATACGGACTCTCGTCGCCGTCCTCCTGCTTGCCGATATTGAGGCCATTTGTGTTGAACCGGAAATAGGTACTCGCCTCATGCTTGTAATCGAGCAGGGCATCCTCCTGGTCCGTCACCCGCTGCGACAGCTCCTGCATATCTCCGGAAAGACCGTCTGCTGTCTGGCTGAGGGAATCCCTCACTCCCTGGATATCTGTCGCCAGCGTGCCCGTCACAGTCGTGATTGACAGCTCAATCTCATCGGACTTCTGGGAGATCAGACTCTCCGCATAAGTCCTGACATTTTCCGCCGCGGCCCTTGCTCTTGCATCCTGGGCTTCCTCGTAGGTAATAAAAGCGCCATCATAGAACTGATAAGCTTTATTTTCTACGGAGAGCCAGACCTGATAAGTGCTGTAAGCTTCTCCTACATAGACGTATGTCTTTCCGTCCTCCGCGGTCGGCACTGTTTGCGTCCACCAGGTCTCATCCAGGTAAAACAGTCCGTCATCGTGCATCTCCCCCACGAGATACACCGGCTTATAAGAGACCAGGGTGGATGCGCAGTTTGAGGAGTATCGGAAGTCCAGGGGATACCCGTCATAGACTGTGGATGTGTTGGCCCCTGCAGCATAATTGCCTCCGGATGGAGCACCTGAACTGTACAGTATGGCCCCCAGAAGGAATCCGCTTGTACAGACTTCCTTCCCTGTCGCTGTTCCGTTATAGGAACTGCTGTAGAAACTCGACCAGGTCGAATCGGTGTCCTTCATGATCAGGCTGTAGGAGCGGACACCGTTTGCGCCGGCTTTGACTGCCGCCCCGTGCTGCTGATAGTTAGTGTTCGAATTATTAGTGGCATTCTGGCCATTGGATGCGACTCCCAGTTCGTTATAGGAGCCTCCTGAATGGGCAGTAGCGCTGGTGCTGTTGTAGTTGGTTTTTCCAGCGCCATCCATGTTCGCGTATTTGACCGCGGGATCGATCCAGTCCAGGCTGCAGCCATTAGCTTCCAGAAGGGCCACCTCAAACGTTCTTGCCTTATTCGCATCCGCAGGACTTGCGGAGGAACGAAGTCCAAATCCCAAGGCATGGCCTTTGCCTGCGGAAATACCGGCCTGCGTGGCCCGGAACAGGTTCACATAATACAGAGGATTCGAGCTGTAGTTGGCCACCAGCGCATCGTACGCCAGGTAGCTGCTCCGGCATCCCATGATCGTGATATCGACCGTCTTACGAAATGCCGCATCATTGGGGACCGAGCATGCGATCCTGAGCCTCACGCGCCACGGCTCGTAATAATCCTCCGGATGAATTTTGGCGAAGTAGAAGGAGGCATTGTCAACGTTGTTGGCAGTTCCAATGACACCTGTGAATGTATGAGAGCTGATCGGGCTTACTGCCGCAGTATAGGCATCATCCAGCATATCCTCCGGTGACGGATTCCAGTCAGTTGGTCTGTTTCCTTTTTCAAGTTTCCACTTCCCGACATGCATGTGTTTTATCCCGTCTGCATTGGGATAAGAATTATAAAGCCTGATGAATTTTTGTGTTTTGCTCGTCACCTGACTGTGAGTAACATCTGCCTCTGTAGGAGTAAATGTCAATGATAAGTAATCTGCATGCCCGTCAGTGAAGTAATCAGTTCCCGTCCAGTTACCCAGACGCACACTTCCTCCGCAGTAATAAGCATTGACACCAAGTTCCTCTGGTGTTTTCTCTGAATGTGACACATCAACATCCCACAGCTGGAGTGTATACACTTGCCCTGCTTCAAGCGGCTCCGTGACGTAAATATCATAAGCCGCGTACTCTTCCGGCGTGAAGGATTTAGAAACGGCCCTCAGATAGTTCCTTCCTCCAAGCTTTAGACTGTCGATGCTTTCCTGAGCCGCCTGTGCGGTCTGGTGCGCGGCAACAGATTTATTGTAGGCCGCTTTTGCCGCCTCATATGAACTGGACAGGGATACCGATGAGTAGGAAAATGTCCCGTCTGAGTATTTTGTCTTCTGAACGATATAAAGGCTGTTGGTGCTGCCTTCCGTATAGCCAGGCTCTGTATCTGTCCATCCGGAGGGTGTTTCCGTTGTGGGTTTTGCCGGGACGGATGCAGTCGATGCCTGGAGCTTGTAATACCAGGTTACGGACGCAATATCCCGCTCCCAGGTAAGTGTTATGGAACTCCTTGTAAGGATCATGTAGTCCACCTCCTTTACGAGGTTTCAAGACGTGCCTCATAGGTTTCAGACTCGTTCACCTCGGAAGCACTCACTGTAATCGTAAGCGTATCTGCCCCGTTTGTGATTGGTGTCGTACTCCCCGCGCCCTTGTACCAGTTGACTGCTCCCAGCGCCGCGATCTCCGTACTGGACAGCTCTGCGTTCCCTTTAAACACATGGGCTGTCAGGGTCTTGGATCCAGTACTGTTCTTAAAGACTGTCCCGCCGCTCGGGATGATCACGATAGTAACGGCGTCCTCTCCATCGTCACCCGTATCGCCCTTGGGGACCTTTGCCCAGGACAGCTTCTTCGTAATAGTCTGGGTGCTGCAGGTAAATGTCAGGGTAACCTCTCCGGACATGGTCGCCGCAGCACCCAGCGTGCCGTTCGCGGCAACGGAGATGACCAGGGAGCCGTCCGCGGAGGCTGTCGCATTGGAGCTTGACTTCTTCGTCATGCCGCTGGGCAGAGTCGGATTGGCGATCGTACAGGCAATCCTGCTCGTCCCCTGATAGCCTGCAAAGGGAATGGTGATATCGAATGCCTTTGCAACAAGACCTCCATTGGTGCAGGGGATACTGACAGACTCATTACCGCAGATGACGCTGATCGCGCCGGGGCCTGTCGGACCTGTTCCTCCCGTCTGGCCGGTCGCCCCAGTGATGGACTTTGCCCAGGACAGCTTTTTCGTACCAACTGTTGTACTGCCGGTTTTGAAAGTGAGGGTGATCTCCCCGCTGTCTGTCTCGCCAAGGTTGCTGCCGGCCGCCACATTCAGTGTGAGCGACCCGTCTGCGGATGTTGTTCCCGCTGTATTTGTTCCTGCCGTGATCCCGCTGGGAAGGCCGGACGCAGTCACGGTTGCAGCCTTCCGGGAAGTTCCCTGATAGATCGTGAAGGGGATCGTGATCGCTGATGCCGCAGATGTCTTACCGTCCTTATCGCACGCAATGGAGACAGCCTCGTTTCCCATCAGGATAGAGTAGCCTCCTGCTCCGGTCGCGCCTGTGAGCGCGATAGACAAGTTGATCGCCTTATTGAAAGTGGCTTTCCCGTCCACAAGGATGGAGAGCATGATCTGACCGTTGACCGCAGCACCGCGAAGGATAGCGTCTGTGAGGGCTGTCGTTGCCTGGACGGTCAGCGTGGGAGATGTGGCGTCTCCGTCATCCGTAACAGTCAGCCCTGTATTTGTAAGTGTTGTGGTAACCGTCACAACCGCGCTGACCGCAGTCGCCCCTCTCATCGCCTGTACCTGGGTTTCAAAGCTCTGAGTCGCTTTGACCTTCGTCGTATCTCCCTGGAAAGTGAACGAATCCACAGAGAGACTGACGCTGTAGGAATCTGTGATATCTGTAAGGCCTATCTGGCCTCTTGCTATAACTGCCATTGTTTTTCCTCCTGTTGATCAACTACCAAAAGACATCCTGCCGTTCTCCCCTGCCGCGCGATCCTCTCCTCCACATGAAGGAAGAAGCCGTCATTCTCTGTCCGGATTCCGGGCATGCCCTTTGTGACATTCTCTGCGTTCCCGCAGTGATCCGTCAGGATCCATTCCAGGTGCGCTCCCTTTCCGAAGTACAGTTCCAGTTCCTCCGCGTCTCGGATTGTTTTCCTGTTATATAAGACATCTGCCCAGATGACCCTGCCTTCCGCATCCTTTGCTGCATGCATGACCACCGATACTCCTTCGGATACTTCTATGAGATCCATTCTTCTCTCCTCCTTTACACGTTAAGATCACACTGGAACAGGATCTGCTCGTCAACGTCATCCGGCGTCACGTTCATGCAAAATCCTCCCTCGGTGAGATGAGAGTCACTCACGCTCATGGTGCTCCATTCCTGGTCCGCCTGTTTCCTGAAATACCACTGCAGATAAGCGCCGGGACCAAAGACTGTCCTGAGGGACTGTAAATCTGTGATAGAATTCGCCCCCTTGATCACCGTCACACGCAGCTGTGTATCATACCAGTTGTTTTTGAAGACCAGCCCCCGGGTGGAATCAACACGCAGTATGACCGCGTCCTCTCCGTCAAGCCCGTCCGCGCCAGTGATGCAGACAGGCGATGAGGTTCTTGTGTTCCCGGTTGCGTATGTTGTGACAGTCTTCTGCCACATGTAAGCCCCGTGGACACGCTCCAGCATCTCGGTGCTCCATCCTTCATCATCATCTGCCGGCGGGACTGTTTCCGATCCGTTTTGCGCGTAATAAGTAGTTACTTCCCTTACTGTGTTATTAACCTCTGTCCTTATCTCAGAGACTGTACGAGAGAACCCTCCAGCAGTTTCCTCGACAGTATTCACTCTCGCAGTAAGAGCCTGAACTGTTGACCCGTCAGCCTTTGATTCCATGGATGTCTGGATATCACCGATATCTGTGGTGATACCGTTGATGGTCTGCTGCTGGGAGGTGTACTGGTCAGATAGCTGTGTGATGGAATTTCCCAGCGGCGTCGTTGCCTCAGTGATGTCGGACTGCCAGACTTTTGACTCAATCTTGCCCTGGACCTCTTTAAATTCCGTCTGCAGGTTCTGCGTCGTTGTCTCATCATCGGACACTCGCTGTATCAGGGTCTGGTAGTTTGCTTCCAGTGTCGTATCATCCATGACCACATGGGAGGCATCCAGGGTCAGCGTCCCGTCATCTTCGATCTCCTGAACGACAGAGCGGATGTTGAGTTTTGATCCGTCGATCCCGGCATCGTTTGCCACCATGGAATCAACGATCAAGCCATCCGGCACACCATCCGCAGTAATACCTTCCGGAGACCATATCAGGTTCCCGGATGCGTCCCAGAGATAGTAGGAGTAGTTTCCATTCCCATCCCGGCCGATCTGAACTCGCACCGTGTTATTCTGGTCTTTGATCTGGATGGTGGACCCTTCGATGGAGAGTGATCCATCCCTGGAGGCGATCGTTATGAAATCCGTGTAGATAGTCTTCGCTGTAACTCTTCCCGCCATGAGGTCATCCATGACAGCCTGGGCAATGGTCGCGTCGTCGATCACGATATTGTCGCCGGTCAGATGGATGGCCTGCAGTGTCCCAACACCGGCATTGCCCGCCAGAAGGGATTCAATGTTTGCAGTAGAAGCCTGAAGACTACTGACGTTTGCATTCGTCGCATTGAGGTCCGTAATGGCAGCCTTCTCTGCCACAAGGTGCTGGATCTGCGCATCGGCAGCCTGAAGTGCCGCGACATTGGCGTTTGTCGCATTGAGGTCCGTCACGTTTGCCTTTTGAGCAAGAAGATTGTCGACTTCCGCCAGATCTGCATGAAGGGCTCCGACATCTGCATTTGTCGCTTGCAGCTTATCGGTCACTACGTGGCGGAAAGCAGTGAAGTTCTCCTGAAGGGAAGTCAACACAGCAGCTGTGCCCCTGGACATGGATGAAGCCAGAGTGAGAAGTGTTGCGCCGAGAGTAAGTTTCGAGTTTTCCGGATTAAGAAGGTCCAGGTATATCTTCTGGATCACCATGAAGTCATCCAGGCCGTGAGGCTCTGATACCACACGAATGTTGTCGCCAACTTTGCAGCGTTCAATATCAACATCCAAAAGATGCAGATCAATGGCTGTGATCGTAATACTGGAAACAAGCAGCTTCTGTCTGTCCAGGACTTCTCTTCCTTTCCGCAGAAGGTTCTCCGGCATCTCCACATCGTCATATTCCACGGTCTTTACGATCCGGCCGTACTTGGCGATGGCGTCCGGGTCTTCAATGTAATCCTTGCCTTCATTCACGCTCTTGATTGTCAGTCTCTCATCAGTCTCTTCATCACGTTTCCCAAGCGGCACGATGACTGTTGCCAGACTGTCACAGTTCACTTCTTGGATCAGATCCAGGACGTTCTCTCCAAAACGGATGACCTGTTCATTTGTATGGCCATAAGATTCAATGTAATCTATCAGCCTCTGCCCGTTCTCATGCCGGATACGAATATACCCGCCAAGACGAGAAATCAGCCTATCCTCGATGGTTTTCCAGGTGTTTTCATAAGTGGAATACCGATAAAGACTGTCGTTGTTATCGACCACCGTCACCTGGCCAACAGTAAACTCTTTCCTGCTTTCTACATCCAGGTTGTGGTTTGCGATCAGGTCCGTAAAGTAATCCCGGACACTGATGTCGTGGTACTCGTGATATCTCTGGATACTGTCCAATAAATAGGACAGCTCGCCCTCACACTCGATAGTCCTGCTGCCGTAAAAATCGATCTCATCGGACAGAACCCTGCCGGAATACAGCCAGTCATCGTCCTGATAAAGAGACAGTACTGAGTACATCTTTTTAAGGTCATCCTTCTTCGGATGTGTTGGCGGGATCGTAAATTTCAATGTCCCGGTCTTATTAACTTCGAGTTCACAGGAAATGTCTGTAAGCGCCAGGTCCGGGATGCGGGGGTCATAGAAGAGCTCATCATCCAGAAATATTCTGTACATTACAAACACCCCCTCCGAAATGAAAATGTGATGCTGCTCGCTCCAGTCACTGACACGTTATTGTCAAAAGGATGAAGGACCAGCCCCGGCACCACCTGAGTACCAGCATCCAGCTCATACACCCTAGAGTCATGGAATAACTGACAGGCTACAGGTACAGTAACTGTTGGGCAGACAGGCATGCGCAGGTTCTCAACTGTTCCGAAGACTGTTGAAGTGGACCCTGAGAAAGTCTCCACATGCAGCGCATGCTCATACCGGTACGGCTCTGCGTCTATCGTTATGGTAAGCTGGCCGGCTATGCCGAGCCTCTGCGGATCAGATATGCTTGCCCTGCCGACATAGTAATGGCCGGGATCCTCATCGAAAGTGACGTGGACAACCCGGCCGTGGTATTTATTGAAGATATGGAGACAGGTATCTACCCATCTGTCTTTATCGGTTCTTGCCGCAAGCTGCAACTTCAGTTCCCGATTCCCGTAAGAGATATCCCCCGTCAGGACTTCGGAAAGGTCCAGCCTTCCACTCCTTCCCGGGACTTCCAGAAGGACTGTTTTGGGTTCCGGCATGGCAATGACATCACTGTTTATGATGACCGCACCCCAGTCCCGGAGGGTGTGTTCATCACCGATCATAGCGCCGGTAAATATGCTGTTCATCGGTTCCCGCGCCCTCCTCTCATGGAATATCTGGCAAGACCGGAATCAATGGAAGGAAGTAGGTGCCCCACGAGAGTCCCGTCCTCCAGGTAGATCCCCTTGCTGCTGTTGTCCGCAATGATCGCCAGGTAACGCTCCATCCCGGCCATGTTTAGCCTCTCGTCGAGCATACTGGCAAGCTGATCGTAAAAGCCCTTTAGCGGCAGGATCGCCTCTGCACCGGCTTCTCCTCCTGCCATGATGCTGGACCCGTTGATTCCGAACATCGTGGGTTTTGTCATGATGCCGCCTTCTTTGTACCAGTCTACAGAAAAGTGCGGCACAGACGGAGGCCTCAGCGAAAAGTGACCGCTGATGTGCACATGAGGGAGTTTTAGACGAGGCAGGCTCCAGGAGAAGTTGAAATAAGATCTGATCCTGTCAATCAGGTTCTTGACCTTGTCCCTTGCCGACTCGACTGGTTTGATAATGGCATTTTTTATGCTGTTCCATGTGCTCGTTGCCTTGGATCTGATCCCGTCAAAGATGCTGGCGGCAGTGCTCTTTACAGAATTGAACACGTTGCTGACAGTTGTCTTTATGGCATTTACCACTGTCTGGACTGTCGATTTGATGTTATTCCAAACCGTGCTGACAGTAGATTTTATGCTGTTCATCACAGAAGATACAGTGGACTTGATACTGTTCCATACGGAAGTGACCGTCGATTTGATCGCGTTCACGACAGTAGTTATTGTCTGCCTGATCGTATTCCATACAGTAGTGAAAGTCTGTTTGATTCCATTTAGGGCTGTCGTCAGGACTGTTTTTATGGAGTTCCATACTGTCTGGATCACACCCTTGATAGTGTTCACGACAGTACTGACAACTGTTTTGATGGAGGTCCAGGCTGTTTTAAACAGAGTCTCTATGGTGGCCAGGATTGGGGTAAGGAAGGCTGCGATCGCATTCCATACGGATTCGATCACCCCCTTCACCACATCCAGTGCAGCGGAGACGATAGATTTGATGTTCTCCCAAGCATCCGTAATGACAGACCCGAAATTTTGCCAGATAAACTGCCATGGCAGTGTCAGTATATTAAATGCAGCGGAGAGAAGTTCCTGAATAAAAAGAATCCCTACCTGAACGACACTTTTGATCGTCTCCCACACAGTGGTCACTACCCCGGAGATCGCGTTCCAGACAGAGCTCATTGCCGTCTGGATAGCAGTTAGGGCACCGGTTACTACACCGGAAATTGCCTGCCAGATGGAAATGAAAAAGCTCTGGATTCCCGTCAGGACAGATGTGACTGTCGATGTGATCCCCGCCCATATATTCGAAAAGAAAGTGGCAATGCCGTTCCAGATTCCCTCAAAGAATGATCTGATACCGGTCCACACCTGACTCCAGCTTGTGCCAAACCAGGAAAGGACCACATCCGCTACACCCACGATTGTCTCCATGACTGTGGAGAACACACCCTGGATACCTGTCCAGATGGAGGTGAAGATTTCCTTCACCCCAGTCCACACCTGGCTCCAGTCACCGGTGAACACTCCGATGAACACGTCAAGTATTCCCGTCAGGACACCCAGGACTGTTTCGAGGATGGTAGCGATGTTGTTAAATACCCCTTCAAATACAGGTGCCAGGACACTGCACAGTCCATTCCATATCCTCTTCACTGTCTCCGCAATGTCTGAGAAGCTGATACCCAGTGCACCCAGGCGCTCTTTGACTTCATCGACAAAAGAACTGATTGCGGTTTTGATCCGCTGCCAGGTCCCGATGATAGCTTCCCGGAATCCATCATTTGTTTTCCATAAATGAATAAACGCAGCCACAAGGACTGCGATGATAGCAACGACAGCAACGACAGGGGCGGACACCCCTCCCAGGGCGGCACCTATCTTTCCAAGGATACCCTGTGCCCCGGATACAGCTGTCTTCATCTTTCCAAATGCCCCAGCAAGCTTTACAAAGCCCTGCATGGCGATGCCGATCTTCGATATACACGTCCCCAGTATCACCAGGAACGGTCCCAGGGCAGCGACGAATAATCCCACTTTCAGGATCGCGTTTCTCTGCCCTTCACTCATGCCGTTAAGCTTATCAACAAATCCCTGAACAGCAGAAACTGCTTTACGGATCATAGGCATGAGCATGTCGCCAAAAGAAATGGCCAGCTCCTGCAACTGAGATTTCAGTATGGTGAGCTGACCATTTAAGTTGTCCTGCATGACGGCAGCCATCTTTTCTGCCGTACCGTTATATCCGTCGATTTCATCCGAACAGGTGGAGATCGCGGTCTCGAGTTTCTCTATATCAGCGGGTGCAGCATTCATCAGGGCAAGGAACCCGGACATGGCGTTCTTTCCCACCAGGGATTCTGCAGCTGCAGCCTTTTCCGACTCTGTCATCTGGCCAAAAGCGACACGACAATCTGCCAGGATATCAGACAGGCTCCTCATGGATCCATCGGCATTTGCCGTTTTGATCGTCATATCTCCGAACGCGGCCCCGGAGAGCTTGAGGTCCCCCTGGAGCTTTGTCATGATAGTTCGGAGGGCTGTACCGGCAGACGAAGACTTAATACCAGCATTTGCCATAAGGCCGATTGCTTCTGCCGTATCCTCTGCAGAGTACCCCAGGGCACCGGCAATCGGAGCACAGTACTTGAAGGTCTCGCCCATCATGGATACGTTGGTATTTGCGTTGGAAGATGCTGCAGCGAGGATATCTGCGAAGTGCCCGGAGTCCTTTGCCGAGAGGCCAAATGCAGTCAGCGCGTCAGTGACGATGTCAGAGGTCGTCACCAGATCCTCACCCGAGGCGGCTGCCAGATTCATGATGCCCTCAATACCGGAAAGCATGTCGCCTGTCTTCCAGCCGGCCATGGCCATGTAATTCATTGCATCGGCTGCCTCGGAAGCACTGAACTTGGTCTTGGATCCCATCTCTCTGGCCTTATCCCGGAGAGCATCAAAGTCTTTTCCCGTTGCGCCGGAAACTGCAGCCACCTGGCTCATGGAAGAATCGAAGTCAGCGGAGGTCTTTACTGCCGCGACGCCGAGACCTGCAACAGCCGCAGAGGCCGGCATCACTGCTCTTCCTGCCCCGGCGATCGTATTGCCGGCATTTTCGAACTTCTTTCCTGTCTCATCTATTTTGGAGAGAAACGTGTTGGTCTTCGAGGCTTCCTGCTGCAATCGCTGCAGTTCCTGCTCAGTCTCCACGATCTCCCTCTGCAGGGCATCGTATTTATCCTGCCCGAGTGTCCCGTTTTCCAACTGCTGCTTTGCCTGCTCCTGGGCAGTTTTTAAGGCATCCAGTTTTTCCTTCGTTGCGGAGATGGCATCCTTCAAAAGTTTCTGCTTCTGGGTAACGAGACTGGTATTGGCGGGATCCAGCTTTAGCAGCTTGTTGACATCCTTGAGAGACGTCTGTGTCGTTTTGATCGTAGAATTGACACTCTTTAATGCCTTATCGAGACCGGTTGTATCACCGCCGATCTCGACGGTTATTCCCTTTATCCTGCTGCCTGCCATGATCCTCACCTCCTTTCAGGACATGAAAAAAGCATCTCCGAAGAGATGCATATTATCCTAAGCCCATAATTTGAAAACGACAGGCCCCTGCTCATATTAAAAAACCAATAACGCCTACAATAACTCCAATTACACCAACGATTAGGCTTAGTACAGTAATTCTATCCTTCTTCTCAGCTTTATGTCTTAGATATTCTCCGTCTTCAATCGCCCCATCTAAATGGCTCTTAAAATCTCCAGCCGCGCAAAATGCATCTTCGTATTTTTGAAATATTTCATGGAATGATAGTGGATCTCTCATTTCCATTTCTCTGGCTTCCTTTAGTCTTTCTTTTGCCACAGCATAATGATTCGTCACTTGAGATAAAAACGTGCCTTTCTGAATCAGGGTTAAATCAACATTTTTATACTTTTCCATAAAAGAGTCGTACCGTTCCAGCACACTAACAGTATCTGCTTTCAAAGCTTCAATTGCCGCCAAATCCATTTCATAACTGGCTTTTTCAATTAATTTTACCCTTTTGTCATCGCTGTCGCTTACCATTGCTACACCCAAAAATCGAAATGCATTATTTGATCTATGCGTAATAAAAACAGGATATTCCCCTTTTATTACTTGATAATGCACTGATAATGGAAAAACGACTTCATTATATGTTTCGAATATATCGTTAACTAAATCTGTATAGGGTATCAATTGTTCTATATTTGTTTTATTCTTTTCCATCAGATCTCCAATTAATCCTTATCTCGCAAACAATATTTTTCCAATTACCCTTGTGTTTCTAATCTATTATAACATATGCCAATTATTCTTAAAGCTTCTCAAAACATATCAAAATCACTCTGCTCAGCAATCCGTCTATATTTCACGCCGTCATTGGACTTTTCAGTCCAGATATCGAGCACGAGCCCGATTGTAAGAAGGTCGAGATCCCGGATGGAGATCCCGACCTCCGTGCAGCGCAGAAGGAACAGTGGCGTGGTCATCTCCCGCTCACTTCTGCCAATCCTTTTTTTGCCTGGACATCCGTCATGAGGTTCTCTCCCCACAGCTCCAGGATCTGAGGAAGCACCTGGTAGATGGAGAACATCTCAAACTGGTCCAGCCACTCGTCAATGGTCTTCGGAATGGACGGATCAGCGTGGTACGCCATGATGTAGGCCACGTTCTCGAAGATCTCCAGGTCCTCGATCTGCAACTCATCACCATCCACGGTTTTCCGGGTAAATGACTTCTCGAGCTTGGTCAGGTCTTTGAAGATATCCCTCTTGAACTTGGCCCGGTAAAGGCGCGGCACCGTTGCCGAGGACCGGAACTGTACCGGCTTTCCAGAAATCTCAATAGTGCGTTCGATCATGTTTTACTCCCCCTCTCCGTTTGTCTCTGTGGGCAGATATACGGACTTATACCAGTTGGCATAGGTCGTTGCATCTGTCGTATCGCCAGTGCGGGCTTTCACCAGGCCATCGGCCCTGGGATCCGCCGTAATGGACAGGGTCTCCGTACCAGGCTCGATAGTATCTTCCTTGGTCTCCGACTCGATGGACGGACGAGAACTGGTGCAGTTGTAAAGCACGTGACGGATGCAGTTCACGTCACCGTCAAACTCAAAGAGCAGCGCAAACTTCACGCTCTCCTTGTTGTCGCTCTTTTCGATCAGCACGCCCTTGCCATCCAGCGCTTCCTGCAAGATTTCGGTACGGAACCACTCAGGCACCAGGGCCATCTCCAGATCACCGGAGTAGCCGTTGTTGGTCACCGAGCGGAAATACACGATACCGTCCGCATAGAAGGGACTGGACTCGCCTTCTGCATCCAGGGAAATACTGACAGCTCCCGGGATCGCCTTTGGCGTACCATAAGAAAACGATGTCACACCATCAGTCACGGTCTCTGTGAGCTTGGCAGCGTGCACGTTTTTCAGGTTAAACTTAACCTTATTTTTCATGTATCAATCCTCCATTTCAAAAGAATAAAGAACCTCATATAGCTTCTCGGATTCGATCCAGACCTCCGTTTTGTCATAAAAAATGCCGTGCTCATCCAGCACAGCTTCAACCTGCCGCTCCACCTCCGGGTTCTTTTCGTCGGTGTACAGCTCGATATGGACCTCCGTAATCCGGAAATAAACCTTTCCATCTGCAGCAAAGTTATCGCTTCCCGGCAGCAGGTATGTGATAAATGGCGGCGCCGGTGACTCACCTTCTGCGAAATGATCATAAGCAGAAGGAAACGGTATCTCCGCCATCATTTCCAATATCTTATCCATTCTGTAACCCCCTCATGATTTCCTGGGTGAGCTGCTCCTCACCAGCCGCTTCCGCAGGTGCGATATGTGGAATAGCCCGGACCCTGCCGCCGTTTCTCTTTGCGTGCCCATGCTCCAACAGATGTGCCAACATATATCGTGATGGAGAGTATACCGTCACCTCGAGGGCTGTAGAGCTCTCTTTTGTTTTCCTGGCAGTCCAGCTTTTGGCATACTTTCCTGTCCGGACCGGAGCGCTCCCTTTGATCTGGTCACGAACTGTCTTGCCGGCTCTGTCCACAGCCTTCTTCATGGTATCTGCAGCAAGTTTGTTGTACTCCTCCATCTCTTGCATGACTGCCTCGGCCAGGCCATCAATCGATACTTTCTTTCCAGCCATCCCGTCACCTCTCTACCAGCTCCGCATGGAACTTTCGGCTGTTATGCTTAAAGCCCATGTCATCCACATGCACAATGTTATAGATCCTGTCTCCCAGGAGGATCCTGTACTTTTTGGAAGTAACTGCAGCAGTCTCCGTACAGTAGCGGACTGTGAAATCAAGACGGTCCTCTTCTTCCGTATGCGCAGCCTCCTCTCCCTCCTGTCCTGTCTGAGTAGAGGGTGTGGCCCAGCAGGAGAAGTAATCACTCCAACCAGATTTGTGATTACCGTACTTGTCGGTGATCGTCTCCTGCTTCTGAATCTTGATCCGGACCCTGAGACCTTCGATATGCATCAGACCACCCCCTCCCGGACCGCAAAAAGGATGGACCGCAGCGTCAGCGTCAGACCGTGGTGATCCGCTTCCTCCCTGTGCTCAAACAGGTAGCCGACCGTATAAAGGACCGCCACCTTCATCGTCTCCCGGATGGGTGCGAGGGAGGCATCCTCCGTCTCAGAGTTTACCTCCTCCCACTTCTCATCCGTGAGCCTTGCCACATCCGCGCACAGCCTTCCCGCAGTGGTAATGAGGGTGCCGATCATGGCATCCTCATCCGCCGTATCCACCCGGAGATATTCCTTAGCTTCCGCAAGCGTAACAAGTGCCATGATCAGTCACCTCCCTCCTCAGGTCCCGCTGCTGGCGGTACCGGAGCCCAGCGCCATGACCTGCACTGCTTCGGGCAGGATCAGCTTTCCATCCACGCGCTGCGTGCCGATGAAGCCGACCTGATCGGTGACGGCGTACAGCTCGTTCAGACGCTTGAGGGTCCTGTTCTGACGGTCGGCGATCCAGTAGTAGGAGAAGTCGCCGAACAGAAGGACCTTTTTGTTCTTGTCCTGGGTGGCATTGCCGGTGATGGCGGGCATATAGCCGCTGGTATGGATTGCATGGCCAAGGATGGTATCGGGCTTTCCGATCTCAAGGCCCGGCTTCCAGATGTAATTGTCGTTCCTGTCCTTGATCAGCATCAGCTGCAGGAGCAGGGTCTC